GAGCAGAATCCAATAGCGCCCGTAACACGCAAGTCGAACGCTCAGGAGCTTATATTTGACACGCCGGATGGTAAGGGGCTGAAAAGTCAGTATAGGTTAGCCACAGCTCGTAACGTGGATGCCGGCAAGTCCCAGGGTGTTCATTATCTGCATCTATCCGAGGAGGCCATGTACCAAGGTGGTGGCCATGATCTATTATCCGGACTGTTGCAATGTGTGCCTCCTGTCACAGCGCCTATTGATACAGAGATTTTCAGAGAGTCCACTGCCAAGGGCTATGGCAATTCATTTCAGGAGGACGTATTCAAAGTATATTTGGAGGGCTTATATCCGTATTTTGCGATAGACGGTATAACATATGCCTGGTATAATCCAAAATTAGATTATATTTTGATTTTCATACCCTGGTTTGTGCATTCTTGGTATTCGATGGATTTTGAGAGCGAGGAGCAGCGGGCGGCCATTCAGCTTTTGATAACCCAAAAAGTGTTTAATAAAGACGCTTTGAAGTGGGAGGACAGCGAAGAAAAGAAGCTAATTGACCGGTTCGGATTATCTTTGGAGCAAATCAACTGGCGGGCCTGGTGTATTGAGAATCAATGCCGGGGTTCGTTAGACATATTTCACCAGGAATATCCCTCAACGGTCGAGGAGGCGTTCTTATCCGGCGGGTTAAACGTATTTTCAAAGGAGTTATGTGACGAAGTAGAGGCCGAGTGTGTCGATCCTATTCTGATAGGGGATGTTGTTGACCGGATGGGCAGGCCGAAGATTAGAAGGAATAGGCATGGTAATTTCAGGTTATGGTCGAAGCCGGATCTAAATTTGGAATATGTTATGTGTATTGATTCTGCGGGGGGGATTAAGAAGTCACAGAGAGATGACAATCGGGAACCTGATCCAGCGTGTATCGACGTGTTTGAGCATATATCTGGCAAACAGGTTGCTCAATGGCATGGGCACGTGGATTATGACATGATAGCCGATTTAGCCGAATTGATAGGATTAATGTATAATAAAGCTGTGGCGTGCGTTGAGATTAATAATCACGGTTACACGGTTGTCGCCGATTTAAAGCGCAAAAAATATCCTATGTATGAGGCTAAACTAAACGAACCGGGATGGCTAACAACGAAGAAGACTAAGCCGTTGATGGTAGACTCTCTTATTCGTATGTGTCGTGATGGACAGGTTCAGATTATGTGTAAACAGACTGTATCGGAAATGAGGACGTTTGTTGAGGATTCAGGAAAATATGCGGCGGCTTCTGGGTGTCACGATGAGAGGGTGGATACAGCAGGCATGGCATGTTGTATGATGACGCTGTTACCGAGGCGATTAAAGTCCGTGCAGAGCGATTCAGGGATTCAGAACTGGTTGAATAAGGGCAGGGATAAGAAGCGTAGTTATCAGGAGGTGTATGTAACATGATAGACACCTTAACAGCTCCTATATGTCCTGGGTGTGGATTAGATCCTGAATTAACGGTTGAGGAGGGCTTTGAGGATGGATTTTTAATGTTTCCAATACCTAAGGCGGGTATTTGTCATTTTGTCTGTCCGCGATGTTTTGTTGTGATGATGAATAGGGAGTGTTTTGATGTTCAGCGGGAGATGAGGGATAAGGCTGATTCAAGGATAATTAGGGTGGTGTGATATGATTGGCAAAATAAGGATATAAAAATGCTAAAGTTTTTTATTTATTGGCTTGCAATAACAATAATACTTGGTTCTGTATTTAGTATAGCTGCTTGGGTTATTTGTTGGGTTGATAATGTAATAATACCTTTTAAGTGGGTTTTACACGGTTGGTTGATTTTAATAGGCGCTGTTTCTTTAACAGTAATTATTTTGACCGTTATGGGAATTGAACTACGGCAAGTTAAAATATCATAGGGTGATAAAAAACAATGCCAGTAATAAAGTGCAGTAACGGTAAATGGCGAATTGGAAGCGGGCCTTGCATGTATAAGTCAGAGGCGAAGGCATTGAAGGCGTATTTAGCATATTTAGCCAAGAAGAATGAAACAAAAAAGTCTTAACGACAAAAAGGTCTGGCGTCCTATTCATATTTGGCTTTCAATAAAAGAAGCTGAAACGCTAATGGATATTATTTTGCCAGATGATAATGGAATTACAGCGTCCGGGGTTGGTGCTTTAAGGAGAATTTATCTTAGACTTTCAGAACAAATTGATTATGAAAAGGAAGAGGGAGCCAAGTGAAATTACAACCATTGGGAAAGCGGTTGTTGGTAAGGCGCAAGCCGGAGATGACCAAGACTCCAGGGGGCATAATTATACCGGATACGTTAACAGAAAAGCCTATGGAGGGTATGATTGTGGCCATAGGTGACGAGGTTGACAAGGTTAAGGTTGGTTATAGGGTATTATTTCGGAAGTTTGCCGGGGTTGAGATTGCTGATAACGAAGAGGGTATGTTTTTGGTCATGGTTCAGGATGATATATTGGGAATAATTACATGAGCAAGGTAGAGGAAAAACTGAGAGACATTGAAAAAAGGCTGTGCAGTAACTTTAAAGGTTATCTTGTTGATGGAACATGCCAGTATGCTCCAACGGGAGAGTCTTTTATCACATATTGTAGTTCAGGGAGTAAGCCCGAAGGAAAACCGACAAAAACATATTTCACAGCGGAAAAGGCTGTTGATGAATTTGAAACAACTGTTCGTGATATAATAAAAATTAATAGTTGGCGAGTTGGCAGCTTATGTTTACGCGTGGCAAAGGGAAGAACCTTATATTGGCGGAAAAGACCAGAAATAAGGAATAATGGAAATAAAGATTTCTATGTTATGTCCAGATTTCTTATATCTGACAAACCTTTAGACCCGGATGTTTTAGAAAAATATTACCCGGACAAAGGGATTCATTAGAATGATCTTAACAGATGAACAGAGCGAGGGGGATATTTACCACCGTGGAGGCAATTAAAATTTCAAACATGGAATTAAATAAGGGATAATTCGATGAAACAGCGTGCTTTAATTAGGGTAACTTATGAACTATTAGCTGATATTTTGGGTTTTCGAGATGATATTGCTATTATTGATATTTTTAGTGAGCGTGAAGATAGATCGCGAGAAGAAATTGCAATAAAAGTTAGTGGAGACCGTGTATTTGAAAAGCTGGAAGGATGTGAAATACCATATATTGCTCATGATGACGATAGAGTTAGGAATGATAGAAACACCAAAAAACGGAAAATACCAAATAATTGAGCGTAATTTTATAACGGGTGACATAAATATTACTATGGGTTCTCCGATGATTGTTTATACAGATAAAGACGGACGCAAAAAAAATGAAGTTACAAAGATAATAATAACAGAAGAAATTTTATGGGCATATGGAAAAACGGTTTCTGAGGGAGTTGTAAGGATAGAATGTGAGCTTCCAGTAGAGGAATAACTATGACATTGGATCAGAGGGTAAGGTATTTTTATATAAAAAGAAGGATAAAGGTATCTGCGTCTTTATCTCCTATTAAGTCAGACAAATATGAATGGTTCCATGAATTTACAGTATTTAAAATATATATTAAAAAAAATAGTCCGATGGTTGATGGTGTATGGATAGTTTTTCTTAATATTGAAATTGGGATTTATTGGGTTACAAATCAACATATACAGAAGGCAACCAAATGATAGAAACACCAGAAAACGGAAAATATCAGACGCTTGTCGATGCCTGTTTTACATTACTAAAGGATTTTCAGGGTTCCGAGTACAGAATCAAGAAATTGACCGAGATTGAGGACAGCATTAAACGATATGAGCAGGATGCTCCGGAGGTAACGTGGCCTTGGGACAAGGCTTATAATATCTATCTGCCATTATTGGCAATCACGGTTGACAACTTAGAGCCTCGTCTGGTTGCCGGATTGGTAGGGAAAGATCCAATAATATCATTTGGAAGCAACCTGGAAGGGTCGGCGCTATTACTGGAAAATTGGTATAATAAAGAGTTGTCCGATGTTGTTAAGGTAAACAGCGCAGCGATGCAGTTTGTGCATACGTTATTAAAAGAGGGGACTTATTTTTGTGTGCCGGCATATGATTTTAACGAAAAGGAAATGGTTGATTTTGAGTATGACGAGGCCGGCCAGCTGGTTTTTGATGATAATGGTCCGGTGAAGCGCACCAATACCGAGACAGTGTTTGAGGGTGGGGTTATTAATATTATACCGTTTAGCGATATTTATTGTGCTGATGATCTGGGAACAATAGAGGAGTGGGAAAATGCGGACAAGATTATCATGGTAAGGCCGACCTATGCTAAATTAATGCAGAATAAATCGAGTTATATAAATATCGGGCCGTGGTTATTATCATCCAAGACTAAGCGAAAATTAAAGGATAAGGGTCCTGATCAGATAGTCGCCGGTATTGATGTAACCGGAAAAGAAACGATCGAGTGTATTGAGTGTCATATTTCATTTCCTATAACCAACCTGAAAGAAGATCCTCCTGAAGAATATGAGCAGACCGACTTTACTGAAGAAAGAATCATCGCAACAATAGCCGTTGCGTCCAAGACCATAATCAAATTCGCTGTTCAGAGTACGCTTAATATGAACAATGAGAGCCTTATAAAGCGCGGTCGGTTATTCCCGGAGACGGGGCGCAGCTTTGGTATATCAATGTATGGCAAGATGAAGGCTATCCAGGATGGTGCTAGCGATATGTTCAGTTTATTAATGAACGTGGTTACGATTTGCATGATGCCCTGGTATTTTTATGAACAGGGTGCCGGGGTTGAGGGGAAGCAGGATATTTTTCCTGGTGCTGGCGTTAAAGTATCCGATATAAATAAGATTAAATTTTCAGAATACAAAATCAACCCGAGGGATTATATCGAATTTGTTAATCTTTGGTTTCAACTTTGGGAAAGACTTGGAGGCATATCAGATCCGCAGATGGGCAAGACGGGTGATCAGGTTAAAACCGCGACGGAGATTTTAACCGTAGTTGAAGAAGGTAACATCAAGCATAATTATCAATCATTGACATTCAAGGAGGAGTTTTTACAGATATTACGGACGTTGTATGATTTATATTATCAATATATGCCTTATGACAAGATGATCGAATTTGAGGGGCAGGATGTTCCATTCCCTAGGGCACTGATGCGACGGCCGGACAAGTTTAGGTTGACAGGGTCGACCGAAAAGGCTAACAAGTTAATTGAGCGCAAAGAGAATGAGGACGTTTTTAAGATGTTACGCAATGATCCGCTTGTAGATTCGGTTAAGATCATTACTGATTTATTAGATTCATACGGTCGAGATGATTCACAGGATTACATTAAGCCTGAGATTGGTCAATTAATGGCTGCTATAGCGGCAGACCCCAATGTCCTGCAGGTTATAAACGGTGCATTACAGGAATACATGGCGCAGATGCAGGAGGGAGCGCAGGGGGAACAAGGAGCGCTGAGTGGAATATAACTGGACCGAGCTTAGAGAATACCGTAAGAAAGAGATAGAAGAGGCTGTTATTTTAATTTCAGCGGTATTTAAGGGCGGTTCACCTGATTATTTACAGGGTATAATGGACATGTTTAAGCGGATAATATTATTACCTCATAAGTTATGCCGGAAGGAAGAGCGGGAGTTTATAGAGGATATGATTAATCAGGAATTTAAGTTAGTTGAGATTGATTTATTACGCAGCGTGGTAAGGGATTGATGGACAGA